ATTGAAATACCTTACGAGCCGAGGGAGTTGCAGCGTAAGTTACATAATCAGATGGCGTTGAAGCGGTGGGGCGTTGTGGTGTGTCACCGAAGGTTTGGTAAGACTGTCTGGGCGATTAATCATATATTACGTGCTGCGTTAATGTGTGAGAAGAACAACCCTAGACTAGCGTATATGGCTCCTACGTATAGGCAAGCTAAGAACGTAGCGTGGGATTATATAAAAGAATACGCTGGTAAGATACCGGGTGTACGTTTCCATGAAACGGAACTGCGGTGTGATTTACCTACTGGTGCTAGGATTTCTTTGCTGGGTGCGGAGAACCCGGATAGTTTACGTGGAATATATTTAGATGGCTGCGTGATGGATGAGGTCGCGGATATGCCGGAGAATGTATTTCCAGAAGTGTTACGTCCGGCGTTATCGGATCGGAAAGGGTTTTGTATTTTTCTAGGCACCCCGAAGGGGCATAATGCTTTTTATGAAAAGTATGAAGAAGCTGTAGCGAATGATGATTGGTTAGCTGCGGTGTATCGTGCTAGCGAAACTGGCATATTGGATCAGGAAGAGCTTGACGCGGCGAAGGTTATGATGTCGAGAGATCAGTATGCACAAGAGTTTGAATGTAGTTGGAACGCGAATGTACCGGGTGCGGTATATGGTAAAGAGTTAGAAGAGGCGCAAGCTGGTGGTCGGATTACGAATGTGCCTTATGATCCGTCTGTTCGGGTAGATACGTGGTGGGATTTAGGTGTAGGTGATAGCACTGCAATATTTTTTACGCAGAATATAGGGCGCGCTGTTCACGTAATTGATTATTATGAAGCGCGTGGGGAAGGGTTACCGCATTATTGTAAGGTGCTTTCTTCTAAGAATTACTTGTATGGTGAGCATAATGCGCCGCATGATATTGAAGTTCGTGAGTTGGGTAGTGGAAAAAGCAGAAGAGAAGTTGCGTGGGATCTGGGTTTGAATTTTCGCGTGGTTCCCAAGCTACCTATAGAGGATGGTATTCATGCAGCGCAGATGCTGATACCGCGTTTATGGTTTGATAGAGAGAAGTGTAAGTATGGCTTGGAGTGTCTTAGGCAATATCATAGGGCGTATAACGAGCGCACTAGGAGCTTTAGGGCTACGCCTGTACATGATTATTCTAGTCACGCGGCAGATGCTTTTAGATATTTGGCGGTGGGTCTTAGGGAAACTGGTGGGCGTATGGAAGCGCCTCAGAAAATGGCTGAAATGGATTACAATCCGTTTGAGGCTGCGTAAGGAGAGATAGATGTCAAGTTATACAGAGTATGGTAGTTTTACGGCTGAAGACGGCACTAAGTATGTTGCTCGTTACAAAAAAGGTAATAGCATCATTGAAAAATTTGACCCTAGCGGTAGGCGGTCGGTTATCTCTTCGCAAAAAGGTAGTAGTAAAAGTGGGGCTAGAAATGCGGTAGCAGCTACGTTTGATAGTTTTAAATCTGGATTGGAAAAAGCGCAAGCCGGGGAAGATCTTTCTTATACTGAAGCGGATGTAAAAGCTGGCGGCGGCGGCGGTTTATTTGGCGGTCGTGATCAGTATTCTACTATTACACTTTCTGATGGAACTGTTTTGCAATCTGCGGCTGGTAAAACTGCTGATGAAGTTGCAACCGTAAAACGTTTAGCAGATGAAATAGCTGCTGTATCAGAGGCTAATGCGTCAGAAGAAGTAATGGTCGATACAGAAGTTGAAACAGGCGTTGATGAAGAAGGTTTAGACGGTGCTTATGATGTTGTTGAAGAAAACGTTCTGGAGGGTACAGAAATAGAATTAGGCGATAGTGTCGAAGACGAAGCAGCTGAAGAAGCATTAACGGAAGTAGGCGAGGCGGCAGCCGCTGCATTTGGTGGCCCACAAGTAGGAGATACAACGCAAGGCACGGAAAGTTTTACAAATGTAGCTAGCATTATGTCTGGTGGTGGCATGGCTGGCGATGCGGCTGGTGGGCAAGCTGAAAAGGAAGCTGCTATATCTGTTGGCCCGGCAGAAGATGAAGCGGTAGAGATGTACACAAGAGGGCGTCGAGCAACAATTGCTACAACACCAAGAGGGTTGTTAACAGATGAAGATGAAGAAGAAGAAGATTTAAGATTAAGACAAAGACGATCTTTGTTGGCTGGATAACAAATGTTAATGAATAAAAAACAACCATCTAATATTGCCGGGCTTATGGGCAGAGATGCTATGCAACCAGCGGCGTTTAATGGTGTTGCAACAATAGACCCGATAGAAAAGCTAAATCAAAAAATGGCTGGTCGTACAAAAGGTGGTTCTGTTGAAGGTTTAAAGATGAAAAAACCTAGTCTAATGAACAGTTATAGGAATAGATAATGGCACAAATTGATCCCTTAGTTGCACAGTTAGACAGGCGTTACCGCACATTACAGACGCAAAGATCTAATTGGGAAAAGCATTGGCAAGAGCTAGCGGATTATATGCTACCGCGAAAAGCTGATATTGTTAAGAAAAGAACACAAGGCGATAAGCGTACTGAATTAATTTATGATGGTACGGCTATACACGCCGTTGAATTGCTGTCTAGCAGTTTACACGGTATGCTTACTTCCCCAAGCACCCCTTGGTTTTCTATGCGTTACCGCGATCAAGAGTTACAGCGCAATGATGTTGCTAATGAGTGGTTAGAAACGTGTGTAGATCAAATGTATCAGGCGTTTCACAGATCAAACTTTCAACAAGAAATACATGAACTGTATTATGATTTAGTGGTGTTTGGTACAGCTGCTTTATACGTAGAGTTTGAACCTGATGGATTACGTTTTGCTTCCCGGCATATTGCGGAGATATGTGTAAGTGAAAACCCTAGTGGCAGAGTAGATACAATCTATCGTAAGTTTAAATTGTCTGCGCGCGCTATTAGTATGCAGTTTGAACAAAAGATGTTGCCACAAAAAATAGAAAAAGACATAAAAAACGATCCGTATAGAGAGCATGAGATAATACACGCCGTATTCCCTCGCGGTGAAGTAGGTGGAAAGATTGCAAAAGATAAACCGATTGCTTCTGTGTATTACCTTGCCGATGGCTTAACGCTTCTTTCAGAAAGTGGATTTGATGATTTTCCGTTTATGATACCGCGTTTTGTAAAAGATAGCGTTAGCCAATACGGTAGGTCTCCGGCGATGACTGCACTGCCTGATGTTAAGATGCTTAATAAAATGTCAGAAACAACAATTAAAGCAGCGCAAAAACAGATTGACCCACCATTAATGGTTCCTGACGATGGTTTTATGATGCCTGTACGAACAACGCCGGGTGCGTTAAACTTTTATCGCACAGGAACGCGAGACAGGTTAGAGCCTTTAAATATAGGCGCGAATAATCCACTTGGTCTAAATATGGAAGAGCAAAGACGTAATGCTATACGTCAAGCTTTTTATGTAGATCAGTTGTTAGTCGGTCAAAGTCAAACGATGACCGCTACGGAAGTTTTGCAAAGGAATGAAGAGAAGATGCGTCTGCTTGGTCCTGTATTGGGTAGGCTGCAAGCGGAGTTGCTCCAGCCGTTAATCTCCAGATCTTTTGCATTGCTCCTCCGTAACGGTCTCCTCCCAGCCGCGCCGGAGGAGCTACAAGGTAGAGAAATAGATATTGAATACGTTTCACCATTAGCAAAAGCGCAAAAACTTACTGATTTACAATCTATGTTGCGTGGGTTTGAAATTATGATGCAAGTAAGTCAGGTTGCGCCTGTAATGGATTATCTAGATGATGACAAGCTTGTGCAGTATCTTGTAGAGGTTACAGGTATGCCAGCGCGTGTAATTAAGAGTAATGAGGAAGTTGCGCGCATGAGAAGAGAGCAAGCTGAAGCACAAGCGCAAGCGCAACAAGTTCAGCAACAGCAAGAAGCTGCGGAACTGGTTGGGCAAGCTGGACCGGGTTTAAAAGCCGTTAGTGAGGCTGGATTAATTTGAAACAGATAGAAGAGTTAAAACTAAGCTATCGTCGCACGTTTAATACTGACGATGGCGCAAAAGTGTTGAGTGATCTCAAGTCTAGATTTGGATTTGAGGCAACCACGTTTTCCCACGATCCTTATGAAACTGCATTTAATGAAGGACAACGCGCAACTGTGTTGCTGATCGTGCGGATGTTGTCCGAAGAAAAGGAACCACAATGAGCGAAGAGGTAATCCAAGACGCTGGATCTCAAGAAGCTGCACCAGCTGTTGCTGTAGCAGAAACGGCACCAGTTAGTTTTTTAGAAAGTTTACCAGAAGATTTACGTAGTGAGCCATCTTTACGTAATTTTACAGACCCAGCAACTTTGGCAAAAAGTTATGTACACGCGCAAAGAATGATTGGCGCTGACAAAATTGCATTGCCCGGCAAACATTCTACGCCTGACGAATGGCGAAATGTGTTTACAAAGCTAGGCGCGCCAGAAAGTGCCGATGGTTATGATTTTACACAAGTTGAAGGTTTAAACGAACTTGTTGCTAATAACTTGCGAGAAAGAGCTTTTGAGGCTGGTTTGACACAAAATCAAGCTAGTCAGTTGGCTAACTACTTAGCGGAGCAAGAAAGTGGCTTTAGAGATCTAAGAACAAAACAAGCTGATGAAGCGCGGCAAGTTGGTATTGAAGAATTGCAAAAAGAATATGGCAAAGCTTTTGACCAACGTTTAGAATTAGCGCAAAATGCCGCTAGAACGTTTTTAGGCGGTACGGAATTGTTTGATCAAATAGAATTAGCAGATGGGCGATTACTAGGAGATGTTCCAGAAATTGTAAAAATGTTTGCTAGTTTAGGTGAGCAGATAGGCGAAGATAAGCTTGTCGGTGAGCCAACAGAATTAGTTATGACCCCAGAAGAGGCACAGCGTCAAATAGACGAGCTTACAGTGCCGGGAGGTCCATATTGGGATGCAAAACATCCTAATAAAGATAAGGTAGTCGCAGAGGTGTTAAGGCTCCGCGAATTTACCTAGTGGATAACCGAAAGGCCCACAACGTCAAGCTTGTGAGACAAGCGGAGTAGCTGCCCAAAGCAGTAGCACGGCCCCATAAGGGATAACCAAGCGCAGCAAACTTTAATCGAAACTGTAAAGGAGAGACAGTATGTCTACTCAAATAACTACAGCTTTTGTCAATCAGTTTTCTGCAAACATCCAAATGCTATCACAGCAAATGGGTTCGTTGCTGCGTGATGCAGTAGATGTAGAAAGCGTGAATGGCGAGAAAGCTTTCTTTGACCAAGTAGGTGCAGCGTCAGCTGTTCTACGCACTTCGCGCCATGCGGATACGCCATTGGTGGACACACCACATAGCAGACGTATGGTAACAATGTCAGATTATGAGTACGCTGACTTGATTGATGATCAAGACAAAGTGCGCTTACTTGCTGATCCGACTTCAACCTACAGCCGTGCAGCTGCTGCTGCTATGGGCCGTGCTATGGATGATGTTATCATTACAGCGGCTCTTGGCACTGCAAACACTGGTAAAGAGGGTGCTACTTCTACAGCGCTTCCATCAGGCCAGAAAATTGCTCATGGATCTGCTGGATTGACAATAGCAAAGCTTCTAAGCGCTAAAGAGATCTTAGACGCAAACTCTGTTGATCCGTCAATCACACGGCATATTGTTGTGTCACCAAAACAAATTTCTGATTTGTTAAACAACACAACAGTAACTTCATCCGACTTCAACACAGTCAAAGCGTTGGCACAAGGTGAGCTAAACACATTTGTTGGCTTTAACTTTATCGTGTCAAATCGTTTGAACACTGATAGTAACAGTGACCGTCAGGTTATTGCGTTTGCTTCAGATGGCATCAAACTAGCTGTTGGTAAAGAGCCATCAGCGCGCATTGATGAACGTGCTGACAAGTCATATGCAACCCAAGTCTACTACTGCCAATCTGTCGGTGCTACTCGCATGGAAGAAGAAAAAGTAGTAGAAATAGCTTGTAACGAATAAGGAGACTGAAAAATGGCTACTGTTTATTCGACACAGCGAACTAATTCACGCGCTACTCCAGCCGTGATGAACAAAGCAAATGAGCTAGGTGGACGTATCCGCGTTGCTCATGGCACATACGAAGCATCTTCATTAGCGTCTGGTGACGTTATTGAAATGTTTATTCTTCCAGATGGCGCAAGATTGCTAGAAGGATCACTTGCACATGATGCAATGGGTTCATCTACAACTTTGTCAGTTGGTTATGCTGCACACACAGACGCTGACGGTTCTGCCGTATCTGCATCTGCTGCTGCATATAAAGCTGCTGCTGCGTCTACATCTGCACAGAAGGTAGACATTCTTGCTACTTTGGCTCTAGGCTCAGGCACAGAGACAAATACTAATGAAGATGGCGTTGCGATTACGGTTACTATGGGCGGCGCTGCCGGAACTGGTACTGTAGAGCTAACCATCAAGTATGTAGTTGACTAATTGAGTGGGGCGCTTTTGCGCCCCCTCTTTTTATGGAGAATTTAAATGGCTAGTACAGTTGATATTGCAAATTTTGCGCTTAATACATTAGGCGCTACAAATATTACCGCGCTTGATGAAAACAGTAAGCCAGCGCGTATAATCAATCAAAGGTACGAGTCCGTAAGAGATACAGTATTTAGGGCGCACCCTTGGAATTGTTTGATACAAAGAACTGAACTTGCAAGAGAAAGTGATACGCCTGATTTTGGATATGCGTATCAATATACTCTACCTACAGATCCATATTGTTTACGTGTAATTGAATTTAGCAACGGAACTTTATCTTATCCGCAGGATAATATGTTTAGTAATACAGGTGGCCCGGTGTTTGTGATTGAGGGTCGTAAATTACTAACAGATGAAGCTATTGCTAAAATAAAATATGTTTCTAGAGTAACAGATCCACAACAGTATGATGCTAATTTAATTGAAGCTTTAGCTGCAAGGTTGGCTATGGAAATAGCGTATTCAGTTACTGGCTCGACTACAATGGTGCAAGTTACTGCATCTTTGTATGAAGAAAAGCTTAAAGAAGCTAGATTTGTTGATGGCACAGAAGGAGCGCCACAAAAACTTGAAGCTAATGATTTCATTGAGGCGAGGTTCTAAATGGCTCGATCAGCCCCGGCTCTCAGTACCTTTACGGCTGGTGAAATATCGCCAAGGCTTGAAGGCCGTGTTTCTATTTCAAAGTACAGAGAAGGTCTATCAGATCTTACCAATATGATTGTTCAGCCGCATGGCGGCGTTACACGTAGACCGGGAACGGAATATCTAGGTGAAGTAAAAAATAGTGCTGCGCAAACAAGACTTATACCGTTTGAGTTTAAAACAGCTGATACTTATGTGCTAGAGTTTGGAAATCAGTATATGCGTGTATTGCGTAATGGTTTGCAAGTTTTAGAAGGTAGTGCAAAAACAGTTAGTGCAATCACAAAAGCTAGCCCCGGTGTTCTAACAAGTAGTAGTCATGGTTTGAGCAACGGCGATGAAGTGTATTTATACAACACATCAGCTATGACAGAGCTAACTGCTAGAAACTATTTAGTAGCAAACGTTACAACTAATACATTTACGCTTACTGATTTGTTTGGCGTTGCAATAGATACTACAAATTTCACAACATACGACAGCGGCGTAAGCGTTGATAAAATTTATGAGATAGCTACGCCATACCTAACAGCGGATATACCTAACATAAGGTTTGCTCAGTCAGCCGATATTATGTATTTGGTGCATCCTAGCTATCAGGTGCGTACATTATTGCGTACGGATCATAATGCTTGGACATTAGACGCTATTTATTTAGGTGAACCACAGACTGCGACAACTATTACAGGTATAACGCAAGCTGATCCGGGCGTTGTAACGGTGCATGAAACACACGCTTATGCAAATGGCGATGCTGTTTTGATTGAAAGCATTACTGGTATGACGCAGTTAAATGATAAATATTTTACTGTTGCAAATGTAACAACGCACACTTTTACGCTTAAAGATATAGATGGCAACGATATTGACACTACAAATTATACAGCGTGGTCTTCTGGGGGAACTGTAAAAAAAATAACTGCTAGTGTGCCAGCTTTATTTGGAACCGATAACAATCCATCGGTGTGTACATTCTTTGAGCAAAGACTTGTTTTTGCAGCGACTAATAATAATCCGCAAACACTTTTTTTTAGCAAATCAGCGGATTACGAAAACTTTACGATAGGATCGGGCGCAGATAACGATGCTTTAATATATACAATTGCGTCAAACAAAGTAAACGCTATACGCTATCTCTCAGCAACTAGAATACTTATTATCGGTACATCTGGCGGTGAATACGTATTAACAACAACAAATGGTGGCCCGGTTACCGCAACAACAACAGTTATTCGTAAGTATAGCAACTATGGCTGTACAAACGACGAGCCTGTACAAGTTGCAGATTTAACGTTGTTTATCCAACGTGGTGGTCGCAAGGTACGAGAGTTTAAGTATACTGGTGAGGTGGATACAGGTGGGTATGCGGCTCCTGACGTTACGATATTGGCAGAGCATCTAACAGAGGGCGGTCTTACGGCATTTGCGTATCAGCAAGAGCCTGAGAGCCTTATATGGGCATTACGTGCAGATGGTACATTGCTAGGTCTAACGTACCGAAGGGAAGAAGAAGTAGTTGCGTGGCATAAGCATGTGATTGGTGGTAGCTTCGGCAGCGGTCAAGCTGTTGTAGAAAGTATTATTAGTTTGCCGACAGACAGCGGCGAAGATGAATTATACATGATTGTTAAGCGTACTATTAACAGTCAGACAAAACGTTATATAGAAGTAATGAAAGATTTTGATTTTGGCAGCACTTCTACAACAGCATTTTTTGTTGACAGTGGATTGTCGTATTCTGGAAGCGCAACTGGTTCTATAACAGGATTGCAGCATCTAGAAGGCGAAGCAGTTTCTATACTTGCTAATGGCGCAACACACGCTGATAAAACAGTATCTAGCGCTGGTGTTACGTTTGATTTTGACATTACGTCTGGGGCAATAGGGTTTGGTTACACAAGCCAAATGCAAACATTGCGCTTAGAGGCTGGATCTGTAGACGGTACATCACAAGGTAAACCAAAAAGAATACACGCGGTTACATTACGTTTAGATGAAACAGTAGGTATTGAAGTAGGGCCAGATGCTAATAATTTAGATAGAATATTTTTTAGAGATAGTTCTATGGATATGGATACAGCTATACCATTATTTACTGGTGACAAAGAAATAGAGTTTCCCGGTGGCTATGATGACGATGCAAAAATATTTGTACGTCAAACACAGCCGCTACCAATGACAGTATTAGCAATTTATCCAAGGCTAAACACTTTTGACAAATGACGGTAGTATACGCAGAAGAAACATTAAGCCAAGCTAAAGCGGATGCTATACCGTTGCTTATAAGGCATTACGAAGAAATAGCGTTAAATAAGGATATAATAAAGTTTAATCCTAATTGGGATATGTATGAAAAATACGAAAGTATAGGCGCGTTAAAAATTTATACAGCGCGAGAAGACGGTATAATGATAGGGTATTTTGTTGTTTCGGTAGCTCCTAATTTACACTACCAAGACCACATATTTGCACAGAATGATATAATTTATATAGCGCCAGAACATAGAAAAGGTTTTGCTGGCTGGAAGCTTATTAAATTTGCTGAAGAAAAATTAAAAGAATACGGCGCATCTATTTTGATGATAAACGTTAAACGACACAAACCTTTTGATAAATTGTTAGATCGTCTTGGGTTTGAGCATATAGAAAATGTTTTTGCAAAAAGGTTAATATAAAATGACTGCTAATGCTTTTGCTTTTATAATGGGTGGCTCACAGATAATAGGTGGCATATCTCAAAAAAATTCAGCTGATAGAGCCGCTGAAAAAGCGCAAGAAGCTGCAAACTTTAATGCTGATTTAATTGAACGAGACATTGGCCTTCTTGATAAACAAAGCAAAATACTAAACGCAAATGCTTTATTGCGTGAAAAACTTGATAGATTTAGGTTTTCTCAACAGCAAGGATCGGTAATAGCTAACTATGGTTATGCTGGGATAGACATTGCACAAGGAACGCCTATGCGTGTTCTTAGGCAAAACGCAAGAGAGTTTGAATACGATATGGCTGTAAACCGATTTAATGATAGCGTTACACAAATGCAGATTGCTGATGCAAAAGAAAATGTACAGCTTACGGCTGATCTTACTAGAATGGAGGGTGGCGCATCAGCTGGTGCGTTACGAGCACAAGGTATGCAAAGTCTTATTTCTGGTTTTGGGTCAGCGGCTCGTACTGGCTATTCGGCTGGTTTATTTGATTAAGGTGAAAAAATGAAAATACCAAGGTATCAAGCGCGAGGTTCGATTGCTACTCAAGCGCCGGGTCGCTCTATGACTGCGCGTATGAGGGCAGAACCATATGTGCAGCAAGCACTAGCTAAAGGAAACGTGTTTGGAGAAGTCGTAAATCAAGTAGGTGAATTTGCGCAAATGCGTTATAAAATGGCGCGTGAGGCACAATTAAGCAATGCGTTACTTGGTACGCAAGAACAGTTAGCAGAAGAGTACAACAGGCTTAGTAAGTCAGAAAAACCTTGGGGCGTTTTAGATGGAAATGATCCTGAGTGGGATAAAACTGTTGAGGGCATACGTACAAAAATGCGTGATAGCGTTGGCACTGACCGCGCTGCATTGCAAAGATTTGATGAAACGTTTTCTAGGCAAGAGTTACAACAACGGTTTAGATTGCGAACTGTTATTGACCAGAAAATAGAAGCAGATACGCAAGCTACTCATAGGCAATATTTAGAAGACAAAGAAGATCAAGCTGTTGCTGCTGAAACAATAGCGTATCTTGATTTGCAATTTCAAGAAGCAGCTGCGGAAAGCAACAAACTATCAACTGTATTAAATTTTAATCCAACTGCTTTAAAAGAACAAGAGTATGCTTTACTTAATAATGTTGCGTATAGACGGTTACAAAAACTTGTAGACCAAAGTGGCAAGCCATTAACAAAGTTTTCTGCAATACATAAAGCGCTGCGTGATGATGATTTGCAAGAACTTATTGATGCTGGTGGTGATGGCCTAATAGAAGTCGAGTTACTAAAAAGATTGCGCCCAGAAGATCGGGCAAAGATTTTAAACTCAGTAGGATCTACGCGACAAGCAATTGATGGCAAAACAATAGAAGAAGAAAATTTACTTAAAACTCAAGAAGTTTTTGCTAAAAGTGCAGAGGATGAGATTAAAGAAGCAAAGAAAGTAATTACTGACGGGTTTGATGTTTCATTGCCTACTTTTAATACTATTGAAGAAAAAGTAAAACTAGCTATTGAAATATTACCGCCAGATGAAGCAAAAGTAATAACTGATGGGTATGAAAATTTAGTAGCTATTACTGCCGCACGTAATGAAGTACGGCAAATGAACCCAAACCAAATTACAAAGTATATAAACGATTTGCGCGCAGAAGGAACCGAAACTGAACGTCAGCGTAATGTAATTAGTTTTTTAGAAGATTATCAAACAAAGTTTCAAAAGAGAATTGACGATACGCCGTATCAAGTTGCGCAGCAAAACGGATTATTAGCTGGTAAGTTTAAAAGAATTAACTTTGATTTTTCTAGTGAGCAATCTGTTAAAAATGTAATGGACGGTTTAAAGCTAAGAAATAGCCTCTACAGAGAAGTAGATGCGTTATATAATCGTACACAACGCGGTCTGCAACCAAAAATTTTAGATGAAAGTGAAGTAATTCAATTTAGCAACATATTAGACAATATGGATTTTCCAACAAAGTTTAATGCTATAATGAGTGTTCAACAAGCTTTAGGTAATGATGCACAACATTTATTTACTCAAGTAAGTGATGATGCTCCTTTATTAAGTCACTTAGCTGGCTTAATGTCAGACGGTTTAGTTCCAGAAGCGGAAATTGTTTTTAAAGGATTAGAAGAAATAGAAGCTAACGGATCGCCTATACAGGGCGTTGATATGGCAATTGCAGAAGAAGAAATGTTTGACATTATTGGTAGTGCTTATGAAATGTTGCCGGGCAAACTAAACGCTCAATTAAAAAAGAATGTTAAAACAGTAGCGTTAGCTTATTACGCTGAATTTATATCAAGAACAGGTGATAGATCTTATCAAGCTGATTTATGGCAAAAAGCAGTTAATATTGCAGCTGGTGCTAATACAAAAAGTGGTGACAATGTAGAAAGCATTGGAATTGTAAATTTACGTGGCAGCGGTGGTCAAGTTGGTACAACAATATTACCTGTTAATGTAAATAAAGAAACAGTTTTAGACGCATTAGAAAATATTACATTAGACAATTTTAGTTCAATTACACAAAACTCAAGAGTGTCGGATGAAACACGATTGATAGATGAAGAATTGTTTAATGCAATTAAAAACGATGAAAGCTATACTTTTACTGCGATAGGCCGTGAAAACGGTCGAATACTGTACACAATTACACGTGGAGAATATGGCGCTACTGATTTTGGCATTATGACTGATACTGACAATGTTGATATACGATTTACAATAGAAGATTTAATTGAAGCACAAAAAGAACAAGAACTTTCTGAAGAAGTAGGTGTAGTTGGTTTTACTGCAAAAGGTGTGGCGGAAGAAACAGAAAAGTTTGTAAATCAAAAAGATACTAAAGTTACAAATGATAGCGACACCTCACAAGTAGCTAAATCTACTAAAAAATTAAATGGAAATTTTCTTTTAAGTGAGTATGAGTTAGCGCAATTGCCATCATACGATAAAAAAAGTTACGAGAAAAAAGAAGCTCGTTACACTACGCAAGTTTTAAAAGAATTGCAAAATGATTTTTCTATAAAAAATATTGTAGATGTATTAACAAACGATGATATACGCGATTGGGCAAAAGAGAATGATATAATAGTAAACGACATTATTGTAAATAATTTAAAAACAATGGCAAAAATAAAGTACGAAAGTAAAAAAGATGGCTAGTTATTTACCAAACGAAGTAAAGCCAGCGTCTTTTGCTCTTGTAAAAAGAGATAATAAACCGCAAGGCACTCTAATACAAAATTTTTCTAAAGCTTTCGATGCTGGCCTTATGCAAAGCGGTACGTCAAAAGAGCGTTACATAAAAGAAGCGTGGGAGCCTATTGTTGAAGAGATAAAAGATCTTACTGGTAAATCTTTTAATAATCCCGGTTCTTATTTGCGCCCTAATATTTTAGAAATAGGTCAAGGTTATCCATTAATAAATCAAAAGTTTTTTTATGATCGTTACGTTAAAGAAGTAGAAACTTATGTACGTGATAACAGGGATAAACTACCAGAAGAATTAGTTGTTTCTGTTTTAGATCAAGACAGAGATAACTCATGGGCTGAAGCAGCAAGAGAAAAATATGCTAAAGAAACAGCAGAACTTGCTGAAATAACAGAAAGATCACCGGGCGTTGGCCCAACAGTATCAAGATTTATAGGTGGTTTAGCAGCTGGTGCAGAAGATCCGATAAACCAATTGAGTATGGCTATACCAGCGTTACGATTGAAAAATACTTTTTCTGGTATTGTAATTGGAGAAGCTTTAACAAACGCAGCGGTAGAAGCTATACAACAACCAGCTGTCAAAGAATGGTATGATAGTCTTGGATTAGATTATGATTGGAAAGATTTTGTAACTAATGTAGGTGGTGCTACTGTTATTGGTGGTGCTTTTCCAGTTGTTATAAAAGTTGGCGCAGATACAATTAAATTAACAATGGAGCAAGCCCAAAAAGGCGTTGACGTTTTAAACAAAGTAACAACAAAAAAATCGGAAATACAAGAAACCGCGGAAATACTAGAAGAGGTTGCTTCTTCTTCAGCTGAAAGCAATCCGTTGCAAAAAACACCATTAGGACAAGCGGAGCATCAAGCAAGATTAAATGAAGCAACAATTGCTTTTAACGATGGTCAATTGCCAAATATTTCAGAAACTACTCAATCGCAAATCGAAGTGCCGGATAATTTAAACGAAGCTACAAATTTAGGTGGGATGTATGAAGAATTTGATCCAAATCAAATTGCAGTAGATGCAAGAACATTTCAATTTAAAGAGGGTGGTGACGAGTTTGGCGTTACAGAAGCTTTAAAAGACGTTACTGAATGGAACCCTATGATGGCACAGACCATTATGGTTTATGAGTATGCCGATGGTCGTTTGTTTATAGCAGACGGACATCAGCGATTAGGTTTAGCTAAACGCATTATGGCAAAAGATCCTTCTCAAAAAATTCGTATGCTTGGTTTTAGAATACGAGAAGTTGATGGTATAACACCTGATGATGCAATTGTGTTAGGCGCATTAAATAATATTGCTATGGGATCAGGTAATGTTGTAGATGCGGCAAAAATACTTAGATTAGCCCCTGATAAAATTGGATCATTACCACCAAGATCGGCATTTGTTAAACAAGCAAGAGAGCTATCTATGCTTTCTAATGATGCGTGGGGCATGGTTAAAAATGATATAGTTGCTCCAAATTATGCTGCAATTGTTGGTCGTTTGATGGCTGATAATCCAGCTATGCAAAAAGCTGCGTTAGACGTTTTAGCAAAGACAGAACCATCTAATGCGTTTCAAGCAGAAGCAATAGTAAGACAAATAAGAGAAACAGACCTTGTTACTGAAACGCAAGAAAATTTATTTGGAGAACAAGTATTAACACAAAGTTTGTTTTCTGAAAGATCAAAGGTGTTAGATCGGGCGCAAAAACAATTACGAAAAGATAAAAATGCGTTCCAAAATTTAATTAAAAATGCAGACAGATTAGAAGATGAAGGTAATCAATTAGCTAAATTAGCAAATGAAAGAAGGGCATCAGACGATGGCAAAGCAATCTCGCTCCTCCAAAGCCAAGCAAACCGCAAAGGCAGTCTCTCGGACGCGCTTACAAGCGCAGCCCGACAAGCAAAAGAAACAGGAAATTACAACGCCGCTACAGCGCGCTTTGTCGAAGATGTCAGACGAGCGATTTCAGACGGTGAGTTTGATCGCGCAGAGGTTAGCGATGTTGGACGCAATTTCGACACTCCAGAAGAAATCCCTACTGTACGATCAGATGCAGAAGAAGAACAGTTAGATGCTTTCGGTGAAATGTTCGGTGAAGGACAAGCTGAACAATTAAGCGGTTTAGATAACGATGTAATGGGCGCAATAAATACTAAAGATAATTTAAAAGAAAAATCTAGAACGCCTATTCCAATTCCAGAGCAACAGATAATTCGTTTAAATGATTTAGATTTTCCAGAAGCTAAAGCTTTAGAAATTCAACTTAAAAATCAACAAGCTTTTGCAAGTATAGATGAAATAATTGCTAGAGCAGCAAATAATCATGCAGAACTTACAACATTAATTACACAAGCTAGTCAAAGAGTAGGTGCAAAACAAAAAATAGCTAAACCAAAAAAACGTGAGCGCATAGAAGAAAAAATTAATAATAAATACAGTGGTGATCTTGATTCAATAACTGACGCAGCGCGTGGCGGCATTGTAGCGGATACTCCTGAGATTGCAGATCAATTTGTAGAAGAATTAGCTAAACGATATAAAATTGTTGACGAAGGATTAAAGTTTACAAACGAAGGATACTTTGACCGCAAATTAATGGTTATATTTGATGATAATCAAATTGGTGAAGTGCAAATTTGGCCTCCGGGTATGCTTGAGGCAAAAGAAGCGAAAGGTACGGAATTATATAATATATCTCGCAATAGAAAAGAAAAACTAGAAGATAGAGAAAAAGCCGTTAATGATATGCTTGAGTTATACGGTCAAGTAAAAAACAATCTATCAAAAGGTTGGGTAACAATACTTAATAATCAAACATCAGATGGCATATCTGCGCCAAGTCTAGCGGTAAGAGAAGACACAATTTCACGTGTAACTTCTGGTGAGCGTTCATCAGAAAGTATACGGTTATCTGATACTGGCCTCCAAGAACCTTTGAAAAGGCCAATCATAGAACCCGGTGATGTTTCTATGGCTGGTATAGATCCGTCTATAAGAAAAAATCGCATGGATACCTCTGATGCAAGTATATTGTTAGATGATTTAAAAGTCAACTTTGACGATGATTTTGAAGTTCCAACAGGTAGAACCATTGACGATGAAACCGATGAAGTTATAGCAGAAGCACAAACTATTCGTCAACTAAAAGATGAGTTTGTACAGGATCAACGTATGCTTGATAGATTAAGGGATTGTGCATTATGAGTTTACGAGAATGTATAGTAAACGCTAAAGCGGAAGGTACGATTACTGATAAGCAAGCTACTGATATGTTAAACATATACGAAGGTTTGTTTGATAGTTACGCAAAAACAATGGGGCCGGGAGCCGCTAGCAAACAAGCTGGACGTGATACATTTAAAGCAACAGAAAAAAATGTATACGAAAAAAAACGCAAAAAGTTATTACAAGCAAAAGCATGGCAGCAAATAAGTTTAAACATGAACCAATATAAAGATCGGTTAGGTCGTGAAAATATGTTTGCAGCTGCATTAGCGCATTTTGAGCAAGATGGAATATCTAAGTTTTCAAGTATTACGCAAAGAGAAGCCGCTATTAAAGGTTTGGCTTATAGTGAAATACCGCAAATATTAAGTACGTATCGGCGTAATTTGCTTGGGGAAGTACGAGAAAAAGCAACCTTTGAAGATTTAACCAAAGAAATATTTGGCACATCTACAAAAAACCGAAGCGCTAAAGAAATGGCAGAGGCTTGGAAAAAAGTATCTGAGTTTTTGCGTAAAAAATTTAATCGCGCTGGTGGCAACATACCATATCGCCCAGATTGGGGTTTGCCGCAAAGACACAACGCAGCAAAGATAGTTAAAGCTGGTTATAATAAATGGCGCGACGATATTATTGATAAGCTAGATCTTGAAAAAATGGTAGATGAACAAACAGGTTTGCCGTTTATTAGAGATGCTGGGCGTTTAGAGTTAGCATTACGTGAAGTTTATGAAACCATTAAAACGGAAGGTGCAAACAAAGCTAAACCCGGTCGATCTACAGTTGGAAAATCATTAAGCAATAGGATGCAAGATCATAGGTTTTTAGCATTTAAAAATGGTCAACAATGGTTTGAGTATCAAAAACAATATGGTGATGCAAATGTCTTTGATACAATGATTAGCCATATAGAAAATATGTCGCGTGATATTGCGTTATTAGAAATACTTGGTCCTAATCCGGGCGCAACCGTTTCTTTTATAAAAGACACGCTAACAAATAAGGCTAAATTAACAGCTAATGAAAAATTAAAAAGCAAAGCAAGAAAAACAAATGCAAACATTGATGAATTATATTCAGCTGTTACAGGAAAAAATAATGCGCCTATTGATGGATTTTTTGCATCAACGTTTGCTGGTTTGCGTCAAGTAATTCAATCTGCACAACTTGGATCTACTGCTATAGCAGCTTTGACAGATATAAATTTTAACCGCATGGCAAGACAATTTACTGGTTTGCCACAAACTAAAGTTTTGAAACAATACTTAGAACAATTAAATCCATTAAACGCTAAAGAGCGAGGTGAGCTAGCTATAAGTTCTGGTTTAATCGCTGAAGGTTGGACAAGTTTAGCAGCTGGGCAAATGCGTTTTGTTGGCGATATGTCTGGGCCAGAAATAACAAGGCGTATATCTGATTTTGTTATGCGCGCTTCTTTATTATCACCGTTAACAACAGCTGGCCGTTGGGCTTTTGGCATGGAGTTTATGGGTACTGTAGGTCGTAATGCTAGTAAAAAATTTGATGAATTAGACCCGGCATTTCGAAATACTATGCAACGATACAATCTTAACGAAAGCCAGTGGGATATTATTAGATCTACAAAACCATATGACGAACAGGGCGCTAAATTTATAAGGCCATCCGATTTAGCTGCTCGTACTGATTTAGATGAAGGATTGCGAGAAAATATATCACAACGTTTTCTTGAAATGATTAATACTGAAACAGAATTTGCAGTGCCTTCTAATTCATTACGAGGCAGAACATTTTTAACAGGTGATGCAAGGCCGGGTACTTTTAGGGGTGAAATGGCTAGATCATTTGCAATGTATAAAAACTTTGGTGTAACTCTTTACAACACGCATATAATGCGTGGATTTAATATGCCGACAGCTGGAACAAAAGGTGCGTATTTTGCAAACTTAATCATTTCTACAACCTTAATGGGTGCGTTAGCTTTACAGTTACGCGAGATTGCAAAAGGTAGAGATCCGCGTGATATGTTTAGCGATACAGAAGAAACAATTAAATTTTGGACAGCTGCGTTATTGCAAGGTGGTGGTTTAGGGATATTTGGTGATTTCTTAGCGTCTGGAACAAATAGGTATGGTGGTGGTTTTGCAGAAACGTTAGCTGGACCAGTTGTTAGTTTTGGGCAAGATTTATATAATTTAACTGGTAGAAATTTAGTTGATGCTGCAACAGGTACTGATCCAAAAGTTGCAAGTGATCTTGTGAAATTTACACAAAGATACTTACCGGGATCTTCTTTGTGGTATTCAAGGTTAGCGTTAGAACGTAAGGTTTGGGATCAATTACAATTAATGACTGATCCAAAAGCACAACAAAAGTTTCGCAGAGTAGAAAGAAAATACTTGCGTGACTATGGACAAACGTATTGGTGGGGACCGGGTGATACAGCACCTAAACGCAAACCAAGACTAGAAAACATTTTTGGAAATTAACAACTACACAACAACCACAATATATGGTATTTTTGCGCAAAGTAAGGATTTGCTATGACAGTATCTAGTAGTACAAATAAAGTTTCATACAGCGGCAACGGCACGTTAACAACCTTTGCCTACTCGTTTAAGATCTTTGATCAAGACGATCTTACAGTTATTTTACGTGCAGCTGACGGTACGGAAACAACGCAAACGATAACAACACACTACACAGTTACAGGTGTAGGATCGGCGAGTGGTGGTAACGTAGTGTTTGGCACTGCCCCGGCAAGCGGTGTTACGGTGGTTATCATACGTGAACAACCTTTGACGCAAGGTTTAGATCTTGTTCCGAATGATCCCTTCCCGGCGCAATCGTTAGAAGAAAGCTTAGACAAGCTAACCTTTATGGCGCAAAAACATGAAGAAGAACTTAGTCGTGCTATTAAAGGCTCACGAACAAACGTTATATCAAACTCAGAGTTTACTATTTCTGCCACTGACCGGGCTAACAAAGTGTTTAGTTTCGATGCTAGTGGCAATCTTTCCGTGACGCAAGAGCTTGGCACATTTAAAGGCAACTGGGCAACGTCAACAACGTATGTTGCGCGTGATATTGTCAAGGACACAAGCACTAATAACATCTTTCTAGTTAACGCAGACCATACCAGTTCTGGTGCGCAGCCTCTTACAACGAATGCCAACAGCGCAAAATATGATCTTATCGTAGATGCTGCATCTGCAACTACATCAGCATCCGCAGCGGCAACTTCTGCTACAGCGGCGGCAAGTTCTGCTACCGCAGCGGCTGCTTCCGAAACTGCATCGGCTGCTTCTGAGGCGGCAGCGGCTACTAGTGAAACTAATTCGGCGAATTCGGCTACTGCATCGGCGGCTTCAGCTACATCAGCGGCGGCAAGCTATGACAGCTTTGACGATAGATACCTCGGTGCAAAATCTACATCAGGCGGCAATCCTACAGTAGACAACGACGGGGACGCGCTTATTGATGGAGCACTCTTCTATGACACCACCAACAATGTAATGATGGTGTACAACTTAGGTACGACTACGTGGCTACGCACAACGCCAACTAGCTCAGACCAAACAACAATAAATAACGTCAACTCAAATATCAGTAACATCAACACGGTTGCTGGTATATCGAGCAACGTAACAACTGTCGCTGGCATATCAGCAAATGTTACAACTGTCGCTGGGCAGACAACAAATCTGCAAAACGTTACTGACAA